TCTAATGTTCCTGCATTTGTATTATGTACATTTGCACATGTAATGCTATTAATTTTTACTAATTTTCCACTTGCTACAGTAAAAAATGTTTGTGCAGATCCTGTCATATTAGACCCTATAGAAGATCCACTTATCGTTGCTACTTGTACTACATTTGGATTAGCCATATCTTTCCTCCTTTAACCAAAAACCATAGCCATCGCAATGGCTTTACCTGTTGTGGCAGCATTACTTGTCATGTATGTTCTAACAGTTTGAACATTTGTCATCTTCATAGTGCCATTATCATTTATTAATATCCCATCGCCATCTGCTAATGCATCTGTACCTCTAGCTGTATCACCATCAATTAAGTTTAATTCAGTAGTAGAAACAGTTGCACCATCTAAAATATTTAGTTCAGTAGCAGTAGAAGACATTACAACATTTTCATTAATTTTAGGACTTGTTAATGTTTTATTAGTAAGTGTCTGTGTTCCTATTTCACTAACTAAAGTACTGTTACCACCTTTAGGTAATAGCATAGTATTTGTTACAGATTCACTATGAGGTTGTGATTTTATTACTTGCCCATGACTATTAGCATGACAATTTAATTGTATCTGACCCTCTGTGTCACTTCCGTTACCTTGAACTTCTAAAATATTTGTTGCAGGTTTAACTTGTAAGTTACCTGATGCAGTAGTAGATATGCCACCAAACACAGGTGCAGTTAATGTTTTGTTAGTAAGTGCTTGCGTACCTGCTAATGTTGCTACTGTACTATCTATTGCAACTGTAACTGCTTGGTTTGTAGCAGATGTATCTATACCTGTACCACCTGTTACTGCTAATGCTTGACTATCTAGATCTATAGCAAATGTTCCTGAATCAGCAGTACCATCTAAGTCTTGTGCAGTAACTTGTGAATCTACATAAGCTTTTATAGATTGCTGTGATGCAATGCCTGTTGCACTATCAGATGCCATATCATCTTCATCAAGAAAGCTTTTACCATCTAAGATGTTTAATTCAGCTGCAGTTGATGTAACAGCAGTAGAGCCAATTTTTAAATCTCCTTCTGCAATAACAACACTACCTGTACCTACAGGAGTTATAGTTAAGTCTGTATTAGTTCCTATAGTTGATATAGTGCTACCATCAATAACTACATTATCAATATGTAAATCTTTCCACACATTTCCTGTTTTACCTAGTCCTACTGACGCTGAACTAGTAGCAAAAAAAGCATTTGCATCTGTACTGTATTGTCCTGCCGGTCCTATAACTGAAACTCTAGCACTATCTGTACCATTATGAGAATGCCCTGTTGTAGCATTAAATGCTGCTATAATAGTTGTAAGCTCATCATTAATATGCTCTTCTTTGATAATGCCACCAGATGTAGGCAATCCCACCCCATTCTGCGTGACTGTTCTAACCTGATATGTATTTCCCATTATCTATGTTCCTTTCTATTGTCTTGTTTCTGTGCTGTATTCTAGAACAGCCGTGTCTAGTCTAAATGGTGGGTTAGTTGACTCTTCTTCTATTCTTATTGCAATTGTTTTACCTGAACCTATAATGTTATTATTGTATAATTTATTAAGTTCTGTACTGTATGTATCTGAATCATATGTTGATGAAGATGAGTTATATAAAACAGAACCAACACCTGTAGTTACTACATCTATAGCATTTGGCTGAACAGTACCTGATCCTTCTTGATCATACTTAATTTGCAATTGTGCCGTTATAGCACCTTCTGGATCTAAATATAGACCACACTTATAAAATGTTTTTCTTATAGTTGGATCTTGTATTGGCATGTATGGTGATTCATAAATACTTTTAATTTTACTGCTATCAAAACCATTTGTAATCTCTAATTGATAAATATAACCATCTTCATTTGCAAATAATATTAATTCTCCAACTGAATTAAAAGCACCATAATATCTAGAATCAGATGTAAATGATTTTATACCTCGTAGTGTTGCCCAATTTAAACCTGTACCACCTTGATCGATAAATTTTGTAGCTAGTAGACCTTCTGATTCGCCTGAAGTATATCCTTGATTATATGCGAATAATCTATACTGTCCTTTTTCACGCAAAATTAAAGAATCAAAGTTAGTGCCTAATAGACTATCTACATCTTTCTTTATTGGTTTTGACGCAACATCTAGTCCAAAATCACCAATCTTATCTGTAGCTGCTAATGATCTAATACCATCTGGTGCTACGAATAAAACGTCACCACCTACCTCTTGTATTGTATCTTCTCTAATACAACCGATATCATCTGTAATAGCTGAGAGCTTAAAATCTGAAACACTTGTTCCTGTTATTTTCTGTATTGTATTTTTTGTAAACACAATAATCTGTTCTCTAAATACAATTAAACCTGTTATTGTATCTTTTACATTTATCTCTATTACACCCGCACCTGCATTGTTAAAGTCATTATCAACACCAATAGAGCCTACAATTACTTTATTTGTTTTACCTAAAACTATGTGGTTTTTAAATGCGACTGCAAACTTTGTACCTATAGTTCCTGAAAAAGCTGCATTTGTTTGATCAGAAAATGTTACACGACTACCTACAGATTGTGATCCATCGTAATATGCAATTGAATTAACACCATCTACTATAATAGTCTTTTCACCTGCACCAAAATTGTAATTAACAAATCGTATCTTACCACCTGATGTAGTACTTCTTTGTGATACATTCGTTGCATTATCCGCATGAGCTTGCGTTATGCTACTACTATCAACAACATAGTATTTATCATTTCGTGCAACTAAAGCCGTGTATCCATTGCTTACACATGCAACTAACTGAATACGCTTTTGGTTATCATTAGGACTACCTATCACATTGCCTGATGCATCTTTTATAGGCACTAAAGCTGAATTAAATTTTTGATAGCCTTTTATTTTTCTGTAACCACCTGATAAAGATGGTTCAAAGTTCTGTAAAATTGTAGCACTACCTATTGCATTTGTACCATGTTGCAAAGGACTTAAATTAGATATTAGACCACCCTTAAATTCTACAGGAAATGTTTGCCAATCAGTCGCCATTTACGATACCCTCAATACGTTGTTTACCCCACTCGTATGTACAATCATAGAAGATCTTAAATAGTCATACCTATTGATATAGAGACTTCTCATGTACTTAATACCTTGCTCAAATCTTTGTTGTGATACTTGTGCAGACTGTGTATCTCCTCTAAACTGATAAGCATAAAACATTGCACCATCTACAATAACATGTCTAAATTCTTGTGGTATTGTCGGTACATCACTAGCTTGCTCCAAAACAACAGGATTCTGATAATATTCATAAACAACTTCATATGCTTTATCAGGACTAGGTATAAATACAAATTCTTGACTAGGTGTTCTAACTACATGTCTAGGCACAGTTCTAATGCCTGTACTAGTATTATATTCGTGATCTACATATGTTTCTAGATATTCTTGATAATCTAATGCCTTTAACTTTTTAGTTTCTACATTAAGTGTTGTATTCTTCTTAATACGAAAACTATCCATGTTTATAAGTTTAGCATCTTCAGGATATGGATATCTAACTATACCTGCTGAAAGAACCTCTTCTTGTTCTCTATGATTCCACGGCCAGCTAAACTCTTCGTGATTGATATGTCTAATAGATGAATTAACCGCATCTCTTGCTGATTCATAAAAACCTTTAGCTGATAAGAAATTAGTAGTAGAAAGCTCTACTTCATTTAATCTTCTATTGATCTCATTAACTAAATCTAAATAATTATATGCCATATTAGTTTTCCTTAATACGTAATTTTGCTACACGTTCAGATACTAGTCCTGTGCTATCTGTTATCTGACTAGTTATCTTGTAAGTAACATTATTTGTTCCACTACTTAATCTTATTGTACACACAGTATTTGTACTATCTCTTAATATACCACCAAAAATTGTAGTAATTCCATTTACTGTAGTATTTTCTGTGGTGCTAATTTGTGTTTTTACACCATTCTCATTATCAATAAACCATAAATTTGCTACGATGGTTGATCCTGAATTAGTCGCATGGTCATAACCTAAGAATCTAGACCAATCCATACTGTAGTCTAGTGTTTCATCAGGATCTTTTGATGGAAATTTAAATGACATTTTATATCCTTTACGCTGCTATTTTTGTTGTTCTAACTATATGACTTCTAGGTGGAATAATAATAGTTCTATTTTGATCATCAACAATACTTGTTGCTTTAACAATGTGTTTTCTTGTAGGTATTACTATAGTTCGTAATTGACTTGATACATTATTTGAACTATTAATATTATGTCCTCTATAGGACACAAATACTGTTCTATCTTTTGCATAGTCATCTTGATTAATGGTAGTAATAATTACATCATCTAATGGAGATGTTAATTGTAATGCAAAACCACTTATTGAAACATTAGCTGTACCAATTATACTAGGCTTATTAAAACTTGTTGTTAACTCAAATGCTGGTAAAACAAGATTAGCTGTACCTTCTACCGATACTGTGCCTAAACTTAAAGTCGCTACATTTGTTGTAAGTGTGACATTAGCAGTTCCTACTGTTGTTACTGCATCTAAACCATCTGATAAACTTAATGCAAAACTAGGAAGAGTTAAACTTGCAGTTCCTGAAGTACTGATTAAACCTAATTGCAGTTGTCCTGTTGGTATAAACGATGATTGAGAATATGTAGAAGATGCATGATCGTATGTATTCGTGTCGTATGTAGCTACTGCATTAGTTAGTACTACATTTGCATCACCTTCAAATAATAATAAACCTGCAGATAATGTAGCTAATAAAGATGGAGCATCTACATTTTTAGATATCTCTATTCCTGTTGTGCCTAAAGACAATGCTAAAGGACTAAATGCAGATAGATTAACAGTTGCATTTAAATGCTGATGACCTGCACCATAAGGTTGTGTAGCGAGAGGTGAATGTCCTAGCATCTATCCAAAAGTTCCCCAACTTTGTTTTCGTGATCCTGCCACTTCAGGTAAAGCAGCAAGAGGTAGTCTATAATAAGAATTAATTGATGTACCTGTTCTAGATAATGCAGTTGTAAAAGTTGTTCTAATACCTTGTCCTACAGAAGTAATAAAACTTAATGGAACAGTTGGATTATTTAAAAGATGATAAGGTGATTGTTGTGTTGCTATTCTTGAAGGAAAATTAAAAACACCAGAATTATATGCTGTCATTTTCTAGACCTTTTCAAATGCATATAACATTTTACCACCTGCTAAAAAACATCTATAGTTTTTAGGAGTATCATCATTGCTTTGTATATCTGTCATATGATAAGGAAGAGCATTCTGACCTTGCATAGCTTCTGTTGCCCATCCTATTTGTTTTATACCCTTGAGTTCTCTATAAGGTCTTCCTGCTGATGGTTGTCCTACTATTATAGGATTAATAGATTGAACAGGATTACCACTATTATCATAATCTCGCATACTAGGAAAATGATGTTTCAGATTAGTATCTGCTGTATAAAAATCACTAGTTGCATCGTGGTTAGTAGTAGATACACCATAACTTGTATTATCAAATGATTTATACCACATAGATACCCAACCACTTCCCCCATACTCTTGATTAGTAAATGCACCACCATAAGTATCGGTACTACTATTTGTTGAACGTAAAGTTGAATTGCCACTTTGAGTAAAGTCAACATGCCTATGATAACCAACCATTCCCTGTGTATAATGCCCATCTCTTGTATCATACGAATCATTAGTACCTGCCCACGCTGTACTACTTTTTTGAGCAATATCAACGCCATACCACGGGCAATGTAGAGAGTTAGGAGCATATTCCCAATTGTAACCTTGTGTATGATCGCAGACTCCAAAACAAGTATACCATCCCCCATTATTGGCATAACCAACACCATTTTCATATGTCGGGCCCCAAAACACATATAAATACTCTGATGTAGCTGCACACATGAGATCTCCGTGTTGTTCAGCATTTGAACCGCCATTCATTGCTGTGGTTGAATAGTACAAACGCCGATTTGCTGAAAAACTACCAACATTAGTTGAATATCTAGTATAGCCTGTGTATCCTTGAGCAGTACCATCTAACCATACATTTGAAGAACTTGCTCTACCTACATAAGGTTCAACAGTAGCAGTATATAGATAACTTGAACCTGTACCACTAGCAAAAAGAAATCGTACAGCTTTTTTAGTTCCATCAGTAAAAGCTTTTGGGGAAGCAGCACAAAGAGTTACACTAGTTGCTCCATTTTCAGAACCAGCTGCAGGATCTATTCTTGTCCAACCACCTGCAACAGTATTTGCTAATACTTCAAAACTATTGCAACCTGCTGGTGTAGATGGTGTACTTCCTGCACTTGCTGTAGCTGTAGCAAGAACGGCATTTATAAAACCTAACTGCCCATAATTAGTGCTATTGCAACTAAATCTTGTTAACATTTAAACTCCTCCTATTGTTTGTGGTACTACATAACAAGCTAGACCACCTGCTTCATTATCATCATGTGTATCGTAATCATAGCCTGCATTATAGCCAGATTTATGCCATCTTATTACTCTGTAAGTGTCACTTCCTACAGTAACAGGAGATCCGTGATAATCTGCAAAATCTGCTGTTCTATACAAGAATGGAACTTTTGCCATTACTCCTGGATTATAATATCCTGTCTCATCGGTATCGGTATCAGTAAAACCATATGAATAAGCCATAACTTGATATAATGGATTATTTAATACTGTACTGTCTGACTGCATTACTTTAAATAATGTTTGTGGATATAAAGGCAAAGTGCAAATACCTTTAGCATTATCTGTAAAATAAGGTGATCTTGAATATGTTCCCCATGTATTATAATCTAATCTACCTTGATACTGAACACCTGCTTGTTGATTACTTTGAGTTGAATAGCCTACCATACTTTGTGCAAAAGTATCATAAGTATCTATATCAACTGCATCTCTTTTGTTATTCCTTACTACCCAACTAAAGCCCGGATATGTAGATTGACCACCTGCCCATGCACTATGTGTGTAAGAATATTCTTGCTGTTTATCTGATTCAAAATCTAAAAATGCCCATACTACATTGCCCATATATCCTGTAGTACTTGAATCATAATTAACAACAAAAATAATCCAATACTTACTAGCAAAAACATCTATAGTTTTTATTTTATCAGCTTGTACTCTTGCCTGAAAATTAGAACTACTACTATTATTGTAACCACTTGTAAAAGCTAAACCAAATGCTTCATAAGTTGCACCTGTATTACTAGAATTAACTACAGTTCTCATAAATCCATTATTTAACGCTGTAAATTTTAAATGTCTTTTTGGTTGAAAACCTGATTTATAATCATGGTGATATTTGTCCATAACAATACTCATACTACTAGTATCAGCGGAAGCAATGTTTTGATATATTGATGTAGTTCCATCTGCTGCTTTTATAGCACCTAATCCACCTGTACCACCACCAACTATAAAACTAGATTGTTTATCCCAATAAGTTGCATTTAAACTCGATACAGCAGTATATGTGCCATCTAGGACTTTTCTAACATCCTGCATCATATTTCCTCTATTAGCATTACTATCTGAAATACCATCTACTGCGACAAATCTACAATACATTACCAATCTCCCGGAGTTACATCTGTTACGTGCTTATTAGGATCAACTAAAAATACACTTTCTTCTTTATCTAATAATATAAATACAACTAATAACTTATTGCTTTTTGGTAAGTATTCTAAAGATGCCCAAGTTATAGCATTATCAGGTTTATCTTTATGAACAACAGGAAAATACTTTTCAATAGGTATTTCAGTTATTTCTTTTAAATCATCAACATTTGAATTTTTTACTATTTCATATACTTTAACAGTATTGTTTTCAGTTTTAAAATGTAGTTTTATATTTTTTTGTTCTTCTTCTGTAAGTGCCATTTAATCCTCCGTATACTCAAAGATTACATTTAGATTTGCTCCGGGTGCTGAAGCTGAACCCACAGCAGTAATATCTACAGTTAAAAAATCATCAACATCTAAATCTATAGATACATTTGATGTTGTTTTTGATTGACCTGCAGAAATATTAATTGTTGTGGTTGATGTTGAGCTTGCTGTTACATCTCTTGCTCGCACGGCTACTGTTACTGTACCATCTGCAACAGTTCCTAATCGTGCAGTAATCTTTTGTATATTTAAATTTTTAGGTGCATACCACCTATCTGTACCTGTAAATGTTTCTAAATCTTCAAATTGATTTAATACTATATTCTTAACAATAGCATTCTCTATGTTGCCACCTGTTGCTGTTACTGATAATGTAGCATCAGCCGACATATTAATTATACTTGTTCCCACGCTACCACCAGATTTACTTTGCTCTACTACTCTTGACAAAGTAGTTCCACTAGCAGTATATTGTCCTGTGCCTATTTCAAAGTTAGCACCATCTTCAATAACATACTTTACCTTCTGTCCATCTGTAATGCCTGCTTCAGCAAAAGTTTGAAAGCCTGTAAAAGCAGTTCCTAGTACAAGTGGATTTGTTGTTCCTGTAGAAGTAATATTAACTTTTACTCTATTTGCAAAAGCTAGACCCATTAAGCAATCCTTATAATAGCTGTACCTGTTCCTGGTGCTGGCATAGTAACTGTAAATGTACCTGCATCTGATGATTGTGTTGAACCAAAATCTATAATTGCAACAGCTTTATTACTATCAGATGAATTATAAATAATTGCTCCATTTGCGTCTATAGTAGCACTTGTAAATTGTACATTATCAAAATCAACAAAGGCGGTTGATGCACCTGATCCACCTGTTACTGCAACATTTGTTAGCGTTGCACCACCTGCTGAATAACTACCTGTATTTCCTATCTCATCACTATTACCTGTGACATCAGAATAGTTTGTAGTAGCTGGTCCATACGTACCAGATTCACCAGACTTTATTAAGGCTAGTTTAAATGTATCAGTTCCAAATGCATGTATGCCTTGTAATAACTCTTGTTTAAAAGTATTACATAGTGCAGTTGTAATTCCCATTCTAATCTCCCATTATTAAAAGAAAGAGGGCAAGTTTCCCTGCCCCCTCTCAAGTGAATTATGCTAAGTAGTCTCTATCGACTTCATCAGCTGCTTTTGATGAGCCTGAATCAGTACAGTCCATCATCCATGCCCAAATACGCAACTTGCCTGTAGTTACTGCACCACCTGAAAGTGTTGCAATAGTTAAGTCAATGTTGTCGTTAGCAACAGCCATTACAGGCTGAAATGCCGCAGGATTTTGAGCAACAACACCTGCTGCAGATGTAGCATCAAAGCCATCTACAAATACGTCAGGATCTACCATGCCTAAATCTACAGTAAATGTAGATCCGTCACTAGCTGTATCAACCTCTATACCTGCATTCATTACCATTGTACCTTTTGGCACAGCGATAACAGGAATAACATCAGCTGCTGCTAATGCACCCCCTTTATCAGATAAGGCTGTAGCAAGATTTAGCACAGTTTGAACCATGTAAGGTTTTCTACCAGGATTGGAATCCGAACCTCTAGCAGATTGAAGTGTATTATCACCTAAAGCCATATTCAGTTCCCCCCTTACGCTACGTTGTATTTAGCAGTAACAATTGCTTCTGGACGTAATATCTTACGGCCGTAGAGGTGCATACCTCTTACAATGTCTGCAAATGAGTCAGGATCACGATAAGTTTCTGTCTTGCTGATTTGTTCAGCAGTAGCAACAGCAGAATCATGTCCTGCAACAATCACACCAAAATTATCGTTTTGGTTTGAATCACCAGATGTACCTGCTCCTGTACCTACTGCTGGTAAGTTGCTTGAAACGTGTACTCTGAATCCACCTAGATTGTTTATAGTAAGTCCATTTTTAAGACCTGCTTCAGAATAGTCAGCATTTACTAACTTTGAATTTTCATCCTGTAGTAGTTCCATAAAAATTGGATCAACGACTAGCCAACGACCTTGTGTATCAACTTGCTGTTGATTCAATAGTCTTGACATTCTATTAATGACTTGCATAGGTGTCACAGTTGCAGTAATTGCACTTGCTTGACCTGGCAAGACATTTGCTAATGGAATAGAATGATCGCCTGCTGAGTTTGTAGTAATTGAACTAAATGAACCTTTATTAAGTTTCATAGAAGTAAGAAGTTCATCTGAACCTGCAGTTGAAACAGCCTTTGTTCCATTAACAGTTGTATTTACAGCATTACCAACAGCATGTTTGGATGGCTGAGAATACCCTGACATATATGCCAATACTTCTTGGTCATAGTTGTCAGATAATCTATATGCAGCTCTGTCTGTTGCAAGTTGCATAAAGTTTACATGACTATGAGCTTCTTCAATGTCATCCATCTTGAAAGCATAGTAGTTTGCTTTGTCGATAACAAGACTGAAGTCCTCATCGTCTAGATCTTGTGCTGACACTTGTGTGCCACGCTTATATTCACTAACCGAAATTTCTGGTTCTTTGATAATCTTTACTGTATCCCCTTGATTAGCAATTTCCCCGAAATAATCAGAATTAGTGATGTCTCCAACTACAGTAGACTTACGAAAGGCAAGCTGTACTTGTTTGGAGTAAATGATCGCAGAAAAATTACCATTAGGTAAATTACCATGACCAGCTTCTTTTGGAAAAGCCATATCACATCTCCTTATATTTGGCTCTAGAATAGCTAACACTCAAAGAGAGGTCATACTTTTAAGGTGAATACATGTATTGGCTTAATTGTATGAGTGGTTCGTCTTTTGTATTACTATTAAGTGGTTATCTTGCACCACCTGATATGTCATACACAAATTGTCCTGTACGAATAGCTTCCATGATTTTATCTTGGTTCTTTTCGTACTCTCGTGTAGACATTTTGTTTACTACCGACTCTTTAAGGTAGGATGCAGTTGCATCGGCTTGAGGTGTCGATCTTCCTCTTTTTGGTGCGACAGCCTTAGCGGCTGACAAATCAACATTTGATTTTGTTGATATTCCTTTATCTGCTTTATACAAATCAATTACTCTAGATGCTGCTTTTGCATCAGTTGCGTTTTCGTATAGAGCATCTTGAATCCACTTAGGCTGATTTTCTGCCCAATCGTGAAATTCATCTTGTTGTCTAATCTCATTAAAGTCAGGATGAAGTGCTAGTAATTCAGCCTCTGCTTTTTCGACTCTAGCTGATTCTCTCATTCCTTCTATCTCTTTGACTCTTTTATCTAAATCTTGTGATGCCTCTTTTGCTTTTTTACTTGCAATAGTTTCAACAATACCTGCAACATCAGGATATTTTTTTGCCCATGCATCAATCTCATCTTCTGATTTAGGTAAAACTAATTCGTTCTTAGTTGCTAGATCTAATTGTTTCTCAAGCTTTTCGATTCTATCTGTCCAACTTTTTTCTTTGTCAGCTAGATGTCTTCGTAGATCTCCATATCGTTTTTTAAATGTCTGCTCCTCTTTATTGAGGATCTCATCTTTGCTATCAGTTTCAGGAACTTCTGAACTCGTGACCTTTTCAGTTGTTTCTGAAACCCCATCTCCTTGTGCTTGAGAAGACAGTTGTTCCAATTCTTTTTCAGCTTCTTCAATCCTTTCCTTGTTTTTATTTTTTGGTCTAGGATTTACATATCCTGCAACTTTTGGTTTTTCTACTTCTGCTAATTCTGGCATTATTTCCTCCTATAGGGTCTATATATTAGAGTAGCTATATTGGTTACTTCTTCTTTGTGGTTCTTTTTCTTTTCTTTGCAAGTCCACCCTTGTTCATAAATTTTCCTGCAGCTAGATTTCCATCATCTCCACCACCATAAGCTTTAGAAAGATCTGCTTCATCTTTATCTTTTTGCTCTTCAAAGCCAACATTTCTAGTACCAGCACTATCTCTTGTTTGAGTTTTTGTTGCTGTAGCATTTGAAGTAGTATTAGAAAATTGTTCATGGAAATCACGATCATCTCTATCCCCTTCATATCCTTTGTTTTTATATTTAGAAATATCAACAGGTTTTGTTCCTGTGTCTTCAGGGATTCTATTTATATCGGTTTGACTTAATCTTAGACCTGTTGGTTTTCCTGACATATCTCGTCCAACAATCGACCTGTCTAACATTGCAGTTGAACCTGGTGCTGTTTTCATAAGATCTCCTAGTTTTTCTCCCTCATTTCCACCCTCTGTATTTATATTGCCACTTACTATTGTAGGATCAAAACTGTCTGATTCATATGTACCTGTTTCAGGATTCCACGTAATAGTTCTTCCACCTATTTTAAATGTACCTTGAATCATTCCACCAGGATTCATCTTTAAGATGCCATTCAATGTATCTACTTGAGCTTGTGAAAGTGGATCACCTGTTTTAGGATCTTTACCTGATTCTAAAATTATCATAGATCTACCTACGATATGTTTATGATTAAGTTTAACAATAGGTTTAGTTATGCCTTTTAATATCCCACCTATTAATGTGTCCTCTGTGCCATCGTAAAATTTGCTCATATCACCATAGTAGTCTGTCATTTTATCCATGCCCCAACCACTTATAAAATCATCAGGTGCTGGTCCTGGCTTATCATCATCATCATCTCTAGGTGGTTCAGGTTCATCTTCTACTTCTCCTGAATCTGTAGGTCTAGACTCTCCATCTTTCCATTTATCGTATTCAGCTTGCCCAATACGATCAATAACAACTTTTTCTTCATCAGGGTTTAACGATAGCTCACTACAACCTTTTAGTATATTTAAGCCTGCATCACTTGTTATATCTACATAATTCACATCATCAACTGTTGTTGAATTAGCTGAAATAGGCACTCTATTACCTGATACTAACACTTCTATTTGTTTACATCCAGACGCAATATACCGGGCTAATGATGCACCTTGCCCACTACTTTGTGCTGAACCAAAATATTCATCAGTATTACTATAGTCTAACTGTGGAGTATTCGATACACCTGTAAATCCACCATTATCAAAACTTCTAATTAATCCACCTCTATTGGCTT